TCCGTCTGTCGCTTACGACAAGGAGCAGGACGAGGACGAGAGCGTGGCAGAAACAATGCTGGTCGATGCCGTCGGAAACCTCTTTGGAGGTTTACCGATATTCTCTGATATTTTGTCTAAAGCGACAGACGGATACGATCTTGACAATTACACATACTCTGCCTTCAACGATCTTTTGGATAGTGCTTTTGGTGTATTCGATTTAGCAGGAAGCCTTGCAAACAATGAAGCAACCGTCGCAGACAAAAACCGCGCTATACGCAATTTGGCGTACTCTGTCGGACAAATCCTCGGTATCCCCGTGCGCAATGTCTATAATGTATTCTTTGGCTTGACAAAGCGCTTCAATCCCGAAGCGGCGTACATGATTGACAGCGCGCTCTATGAGAAGAACTACCAGAACGAACTCTACAAGGCAATCGAGCAGGACGATGCGGAAATGACCTCGTTTATTATGAGCCTTTTGCTGGGCGAAAGAATGAACGAAAATGTGGACGAGGCTGTGTTCAATGAACTTCTGATCCTCTCGAAAAACGGTCAGAAGGTTATCCCCAGAAGCGTTCCGTCCTCGATCACGATTGACGAGGTAGAATATCCGCTCTCGGCGGCGGAGCAAGCGGCGATCAAAGATATTTACGCAACCTCGGAAAAATCCCTCAAAGCCCTGTTTGCAAAGTCGAAGTACAACACGCTTTCAGACGAGCAAAAGGCGGCGGCTATTGATTTTATTTACGATACCTATTACGACAAGGCGCTGGAAGGCGCACTCGGCATTGACAGAGGCAATAACAGCCTCATTATTGCCGATGTCGTGGGCGTGGATAATCTGGCTCTGCTCTATGTAACCACAAAGGGGCTGACAAGTGATATAGACCGCCGCGGAAATGTCATAAGCGGAAGCAAGCGCAAAAAGGTTGTAGCCGCGATAAATTCCCTCGGTGTCAGTACGGAGAAAAAACTGTTGCTGATCTGCGCAAAGGGATACAGTCTGCAAGACAACGATATTCGCGGTCTGTCGGCTGAAAAGGCGAAAAAGTATCTCCTGCGGTACATTCTCTCCCTCAAAGGCAAGACAAAGGCTGAAAAGGCGGAGATAGCCGAACTGTGCGGATTCGAGGTTGTAAACGGCAGGATCATCACCAAAAACCTCTGAAAAGCGGAATAAATGGTGACAAATCGGAGTAACTTTTGTGCTATAATCTTTTGCAGGAGGGATGCACTATGTCTATTTTGATTACTCCGATTGAGAAAAAGACGGAGAAAAACGAGATCACGAAAATCGTTTGTCCTGACTGCGGCGAAAAGGTCAAGGGCGTCGGGCTTGAAAAGGATTCCAAAGTCGAAGGCTTGGTTTTCCGATGTAAAAAGTGCGGCGCTTACAAGACCGTAAAAACCAAATAATCAACGCGCCAGAGATCCATTGAGATGAGAGCCACATTTACCGAACATTCGGTATCTGTGGCTCTTTTTCTCTAAAATCTGAAAAAAGGAGGATAGCGTCATGAAGAAAGATGCAGGCAACAGATTTGCCACCAACAAGGGCGGCGTCATTAAAGCCCCCAAGCCTGTGACGAAGGGCGATCCCAAGTCCACCGTCGTTAAGGGTAGCGATCTTCGCAACGGGAAGAAAAACAAGTAAAAAATAAAAGTCGCAATAAGCGGCAGAAGGAGAAACGATTATGACTGATACCATCAATACCGAAGTCGAAAAGGATCTTGAAATCGACGCCGAAGATGTATCCGAGGATCTGGATACCAACACCGACGCCGAAGAGGATTCCGAGTTAGATTTTGAGTACGACGAGAACGGCGACATCATTATTCCCGACGAGGACGACGACGCAGACGCAGAGGACGCGTCCGAGGACGATACCGACGAGGACGATGCAGACGCCGACGAAGAGCAGGACGAAACCAGCGAGGAAGATGCCGAGGAAGCACCTGCCGAGCAGGAAGTAGTAGAGCCTGCAAGCACCCAGCAGGACGACAAGGACAGAGAAAACGCGGCATTGCGACGCCGCCTATCCGCCCTCGAATCCCAGACCAAGGACACCCTTGCAAAACTGGGTGTTGACAACGGCGATATTATGGCAGGTTTGGTAAAACTTGCGGCAGAAGCGGACGAGATCACGCCCGAAGAGTACCTGCGCAGAAAAGCCGAACAGGATAGAAATGCAGAGGCAGTACGCACTTTGCAGGCTATCGAGTTTGAAAAGAAAATGAAGGCTGATCTTGCCGAGGTACACGCCGCGTATCCCGAAACCAGAGCCTACGATTCCGTAACGAAATTCCCCAACTTTGCGAAATTCGGTCAATTCCGCGACAAGGGGCTTTCCCCCAAGGAGGCGTATATTGCCGCCAACCCTGATACCGTCAGGGCAAGTGTAGCGACTGCGACCAAAAGACAGTCACTCAACGAAACGAAGAGCCATCTCAAACCTGTTGTTTCCAAACAGTCGAAGGATAATTCCGTAACGATCACCAAAAAGGAAATGGCGGAATACAGAGAACTCTTCCCGAACATGAGCGATAAGGAGATCATGTCCTTGTATCGCCAAACCAAAAAGAAATAAGGAGATAAAATTCTATGTTCAGACTTTTGAAAATCGAAAATGCCAGAATGAATGTACCTGAGCCTGAATACCTCGAAGTGACCGACGGCGAGGCTGTGGCGGAGGGCGAGGCTCTGGTGCTTGCCTCTGGCAAACTTACCAAGTGCGGCGCAACTGCCGCCCCTGCGTATATCGCTATGGGCGTAAAGACTGCCGCAGACACGAAGAGAACGATCCCCGTTTGCCGTGTCGAAAAGAATCAGGTGTACGCAGTACCCGTAACTGCCGCTCCTGCGTCCGTTAAGATCGGAGATAAGGTTACGCTCCATACGGACGGCTTGCAGGTAACCGCAACCACCACAAACGGCGTTGTGACCGTTGTTGATCTTAACGGCGCTTCCGTCGCAGGTGACGAGATCATCGTCAGAATCTAAACAGGAGGAATAAGCAATGTCTAACTTTACTTACAGCGCCTCTTCGGGCAAGAATGATCCGATGTTTGGCAAGTTTGAGCATCCGATCAAAATGCTCATTGAGAACGAATCCAACCAGTGCGAGAAGAACAAGACTATCCTTGATCTTCTCTACAATGTCGAGAAGTCCAGCCGCTATGCGGAAACCATCATGGGCGAATCCGACTTTGATACCTTCCAGAGCAAGGGCGAAGGTCAGGGCGCGGAGAACGATTCCGTGGAAAAGACCTACGACAAGACCATTGAGCATATCGAATTTGCAAAGGAGTTTACCATCACTCGAAAGATGGCAGACGACGCCAAGTTTGGTATGGGTACGAACATGAAGAACAAGCCCAGAAAGTTTGTCCGTTCGTACTACAAGACGCGCGTAAAACTCGCGGCAGAGGCTCTTATCAACGGTACGAGCAAGACTATGATCTTCAACAAGGCAAAGGTCGATCTCACCGTGGGCGACGGTCTTTCTCTCTTCAACAGCGCCCATCCCTATTCCACCCAGAAAATGAAGGGCAAAACCCAGTCCAACTATTTCTACGGCGACATCACTTCCAGCCCCGAAGTGTTTGAGGAAAACCTTGCTATTGCCGCAAATATGATGCGCAATTTCAAGGACGAGAACGGCGAAACCATGGGCTACACCGCCGATATTCTCATTATCCCCTGCAACCGCCCCAGACTGGAAATGATGGCAAAGAAGATCATCGGCTCGGAGAGAACTACGGGATCTCATAACAACGACATCAACACCCAGTACGGCAACTGGACGCTCGTTGTCCTCGACGGCTGGGAAACCAAGGACGACAGATTCATGGTTATGTCCTCCGAGGCAAACGAGAATCTGCTTGCAAACATGTTCTTCAACCGTGTGCCTCTCGATATTCGCAACGGTATCGACGACCACACCAGAAACATGTACTGGAACGGTTACTGCCGCTTCGGCGTGGGCTTCACCACTTGGAAGCACATTGCCCTTTTCGTAAACTCTGCGGAGGCTGTTACGGGCGCAACCAAGATCACGGCTTAATCGCCTGACGCGTCTTACAGGAGGGTAATATGACCGTATCTGAACTCTACAAATCTGTGGCACAGTTAGGATTTGAGGATTCGCTGGAGGACGACGATAGATTTATTTTTGCGGTAAATAGAGCCTTGTTACAGGTCAACGCTATTCGACCTGTAACAAGTGCCTATGTCATAAACCACAAGCCTATGGAAAACAAGGTGCAGGAATCATCGTTTACTCCCATTGAGAAATTCGAGGATCTTTACTTTGAGGCGTCGGATGTCAAGTCATATTATTTCGAGGCGGACGGAAACGGCACTATGTATGTCGAGAAGTACGACGAGGAACTGGAGGCATGGGTAAAAATCGGAATGGTAAATCTCTCTGCGGACAAGGTTTTCGTGCCGTACAGGGGCTTTATCAAAGAGGACGGTATTTTCGTTGGAGATCGTGTCAGACTTCATTTCACGGGAGATTATCTGTACTCTGTCCGAAATGTTGCTATGTATGAGTATCTTTACAGCAGATTGGAGGCGGATATTCCGTCTTATGAAGCCTATACCAGATACGACATCAGCGCCCTTGTTCCTGACTTCCTCTCCCTTAACTCTCCCCCTATCAAGGAAGAGGCAGAATACCAGTATCTCAATCAGGG